CAACAAACTTACCTGCCTCCTTAAAGAGCTGGTTGTATACACCTTGAAAGTATTCTGGTTTAATAAAAGGAAGAACCTTACGCATATACTGTTCATTTGTTAGCACATTGCGTAAGATTACTTGTTCAACATTACTCATAATTTTCCTTCTCTACGCATCTCCGCTCTAATCTTAGTAGCAGAGATATCGTGTATTTCTTCACCCAAGTCGTGTTCTGTAAATGTATATCCTACACCACGACCATAGCTAACATCAACAATGTTTGGAACCACCATTATAATATATTCTTCACCTAAAGTAAACCCTGCTTCTTTAAGTCCAGCTACAATATTTAACTTAACTCGATCCATATCAAATGGGTTATCATCTTGGGCTACTGTGCGTCCATAACCAACATCCTTGCCTACTATACCAGCAACATCTCTTATCTGTATACACACTTGCCCTGTAATTGCATGACAACGTTTAAAAAGTTCTGTGTGACCACTGTGCCAAGGCTGCCAGCGTCCCATCATTTGTACTGTGGGTTGTTGAGGATTAAACATTTTTTTCCATCCACTTCTTTGCTAAAGGCAGAAGTTCTTCATGTGTGTTTTTAAACCATGCAGAAACATGATAATCACATTTGGCGGGAGACTGAAACATAGCATCAGTTTGTTCAAAAGTACTGCCAGGCGCAGCAGGCCCATTTACACAGTTCGACTTGTTTATAGTATCCATCCATACAGTAAAGTCAGGATCAAACTCAGCTCTTGCTTTTTTGGTTGGAGCAACAAAATCGGCTATTGCGACTTTTCCGGCAAGCACTATTCCATCCGCAAGATAGCGCATGCGGGCTGCTTGTCTCATACGGCCCTCTGGCGAAAAGTCCCAATCATCATATTTGGTTCTCACTTCATCAGCATTAATATGAATACCACCAATAAGATCAGCAAAAGGTTTAGCCAGGGTAGTCTTTCCACTACCTGGCAACCCAAATATTAATATTTTCATTGCTTTTTGTTTTCCACTTCGTTTAGGTTGTTAACAATAATACTTTCTAATATTTTACCTGCATACTTTTGTAGATCCATATTGTCCGAGGTCAACTCTTCATCAGGGCTGGATTCTAATGTAAGATCAAAGCTAAGAATGGGAGAATCCTCTTCCATTGAAATTTTACCAAAGCTGATCACTGACTCAATAAATTCGCCTTCTTTAATACGAATATGCCAATGATCATTATCGCCAGGAATGAGTTCGTATTGCACATTCTCTTCAAACATGTTGGGGATTTTAACCATCAACACTCTCCACGATATCATCCATGGAAACAAGAGATTGGAAACCGATCTGATATTGTTTCTTTAAGAATTCTTTAAAATCCGTATCAGCAAAGATTGGATCCCAGAATGACTTGTCGTTAGTGACATCGTACCGTACTTTAGGTCCCACTTCTCCAGTATCTTTATCAACCACAGCATACCAGCCGTTAGCAGGCTTAGTAACATACCCACCAGCGAGAGCGCAATCGAGCAAGCCAGAATACTTGCGGACACCACCGTCCCAAGACACTGTAATAGGAATTCTTGACTTTTCTTTAACATAACGAGATTTCTCCACATTGATTACAAAATGATAACCTTGAATCTCTGTGCCTTTCTTGTCTTGCTGCCGACCCAGGATCCAGATGTTGTCTGCACTATAGTAAATGCCAGTACCCCCACCCACTACATCTTTTGGAAATAGACCGATCTCTTTGTATGTGTGGTTCACAGCCAACAATGGAATGTTCTTCATTGTTAGATATGGAGTTGTCATACGGAACAGTCCCTTGAGAGCCTTTGCTCTTGACATATCTGCCACTGACTTTTCGTTTTGTGCGTCTTCCAATTCTTTCTTAGATGCCATGTTTCCAATAGAGTCAATCACAATGATGACATCATCTTCACGATCCAGCTCTTCAAGCTGACCGATCATATCAAACTTTAACTCTTCTACATTTGTAATAGGAGTATGTAATACACGATCTGTATCGATCCCAAACTGTTCGAAGTAGCTTTGTGGGCTACCAAACTCACTATCATAAAATAGCATAACAGCGTCAGGGTGCTCCTTTAGATAAGCTCCTGCCATCAGCAGTGCAAAAGAAGTCTTAAAGTGCTTAGAGGGGCCTGCTAGCACCGTTAATCCTGCTGCTAGACCGCCATCAACTGATCCAGACAATGCAACATTGATCATAGGGACATCAGTTGGTGTGAAGTCTTTTTTATTAAAGAACTTTGAGTCAGACAGGATATCCGTCGATTTGATCTTTGAGTTCTTCTTTAATTTGTCCATAATTGACATGTTGTTCTATCTCTCTTTCGTCCATTTCATATTGTTGTCTATACATATTGTTTATTATAGACACTTCCTTCAATAACGTCAACCGTTTATTATAGTTTGTAAAAGCAGATACATCTTTAGGGAAGCAAGCTCCTCCGTATCCTTGCTTACCATCAAATCCTGGGGCACGTGTATGGCTAGAACCAATACGGCTATCCATACCAACAGCCTTAATAATTGTTGCAAAATTGGCGCTTGTATCTTCTACTGCATCATACAGCTGATTGAAAAACGTTACCTTTGTCGCAAGAAAGCTATTGATAGTATACTTAACAAAACTAGCTTCTTCTGTCGTCATGTGCAACACAGGACAAGGATTGCAAAGACTGTATTGATTATACAGTTGTTCTACCTTATTTGTATACTCTCTATCACCTCCCAATATGTGAAACTGTGGATCAATAAATTGTTCGTTGGCTGATTTTTCTGTTAAAAATTCTGGATTGTAAACAACATTTGTTCTATCTTTCCACACCCCAATTATGTCAGGTGGAATAGTTGACTTAATAATAATGGGAATATCTTTTACTTGTTTGAGTCGTTGTAATATTTTACCAACAATAGATGCATCAACACCGCCACTATCGCCCATTGGGGTTGGTACACAAACAAAAATATAATCGAAATCATGAACATTAATAGTACTAGTGTCTGTTCCATATTTTGGATCTACTATCTCCTTTTTAACATCCTGATGACTAAACCCATAATCAACAGCGTTTCCTACAAATCCGTGTCCGATAATTAATATTTTAGGCATTTTGTACTCTAGTCCTTAAATCACTTGTTGAGAATCTATGATCTCGTTTGTTAAAATATAAATCAATTCCTCTGGCGGCACAAATGGCTCTACCTGTAAACCTACCATGTTTATATTCTTCGCCAATAACACGCACGTTTATACTAAAGGTGTTAAGTATATCTTCTAAGTCTTGCTCTGTTTGATATGGTACAATTTCATCCACATATCTGACTCCAGATAGCTGAACATGCCTCTCTACCAGAGTTTGAACAGGTGCGTTTTTTTCTGCTCTATCTACTGACGGGTCCACCTGCAAACCACATATCAACCAATTACAATGTTCTTTTGCTTCTCTGAGCATAGCAATATGACCTGCGTGTAATAAGTCAAAAGTAGATGCTGTAAAACCTACAATTCTTTTAGTATTTCCCATGTGTCTTCCCAATTATTTACTTTATACACTTTACCACCTCTTAATTTAACAGCTTCTGCAATCTCATAATCATTACCACCTTCAAATGTGGCATCGCCAAAGAAGTGTATATCACCGTCAAAATCTTTTAAGATTTGGCTTTTGTCAGACCCTTTGGGTCCAATATCTTGTTTCCCCAACAATGGTTGCTTTCATATCAGGAAATAGAATATTGAAACCATCGGCTATTTGCTTTCTCTCCGAATACTTTTTATCATATAGAACATACCCATATCTATCATGACGATCAGCATTGCGGCCTAACACACTGAAGTTTATCATTCCTGGCCTAGTGTCTATATGTTTACCTGTTTTTTTGGGCCAATCAGATTCATATAAGCATAGCTTTAGGTATTCTTCAGCAAGATCTGATATATTCCAATCACTTCGTCTTATATTTCTATTCTGCTCCCAAACATCGTTTCCAGAACATTGATATGATCTAACAGCCAAGCTCCATATTGATGGTGTGAGCTGTTCAACCGTTTTAGGCTTGTCTGAACCTGTTACCCAATAACACGCGTTATTAGTAGCAAAGGATTCTAACCAAGCTGCAAAGTGCTTATCAATTCTACCTCTGGATGGAGTTAGTGTCCCATCAACATCAAATATAAAACTACGCGTATCCAACTGTTTCTCTTACAATATCATTATGCGAAAATTCTGCCCAGTACAGCTCAAAGGCAATGCCTGACTTGAG